AAAAATGGCACAAATAGAAATATATCATTAAAGTGTAATACTATTAATATGCCAGGCAGAACAATAGCTCAAGTAGAAGATAATACTTTACAGGGCCCTTCAAGAAGTATAGTAACTGGTACCCCAGCTTATGCTGATATACAAGCACAATTTACTATGTTAAATACAAATGGTCAAGATAGAAGATTTTTTGAAGCATGGCAAGGAAGTGCGGTTTCAGAGGTAGACTTTAGCGTAAACTATTATGATGATTATGTAGGTGAAGTAAGCATTTATTTACTAAATGAAAAAAATATAAGAATGTATGGTATAAGACTTATTGAAGCATTTCCTAAGATAATAGGAGATTTTGCTTTGAGTGGAGAAGCTAAAAATCAATTGGCAACAATGGATATTACTTTCTCTTATAGACATTGGGATATACTTGAAGGTGAAAGTGATTTACCTAAGAGAATAATACAAGGTGCATTTGATTTGTTAGCTAACTCTGTAGAAAATAAACTACTTAGAAAGTTACCAAAAGTTAAAACAAGATTATAGATAATAAATTAGAGGATGAATAATTATGGCATTACCAAAATTAGAAGCGCCTGTTCACAGTTTGACATTACCGTCATCAGGTGAACAGATAAAATTTAGACCGTTCTTAGTAAAGGAACAAAAATTATTGATTTTAGCAGAAGAAAGTAAAAATCAAGATGATTTATATGATGCATTAAAAACCATTATAGATGGGTGCACATTTAATAAATTACCAGTTAGTGGATTACCAATGTTTGACATTGAGTATTTATTTTTAAGAATAAGAGCAAAATCTGTAGGTTCAAAAATTAATGTAAATTTAATTTGCCCAGATGATAAAAAAACAGAAGTAGCAACAGAAATAGATTTAGATGATGTTAATGTGCAAATAGATGAAAAGCACACAAATATTATACAAATTAATGATGATATTAAATTAGTTATGCAATATCCTATAATGGATGATGTTAAAAAATTAAAAGATACATCTACTCTAGAAATGTTTAAAATTATCAATAAGTGTGTAAGAGAACTTCATCATGGAGAAAATATTTACAATGGACCAGATATATCTGAGAAAGAATTAAATGAGTTTTTTGAAAGTATGAATCCAGAGCAATTTATGAGAGTTAATGATTTTTTTGATACAATGCCAAGATTAAGACACTTTGTGAAGGTAATAAATCCTAATACTAAAGTAGAAAGTGAAGTTTTAATGGAGGGTCTAGAAAATTTTTTAGAATAGGGCTCTCTCATGAGAGCCTAGAAAACTATTTTAAAACAAACTTCTCACTCATGCAACATCATAAATACTCATTAACTGAGTTAGAAAATATGATACCATGGGAAAGAGAAATTTATATAGGACTATTACATAAATTTATAAAAGAGGAAAATGAGAAAATAGAAAAAGAGAATCAAAGGATGAGAAACAATGTCTGAAACAGAAACTAAAAAAGTAAACATAGAATTAGAAGTAGACACAAATGTTGTTGATTCTAGTAAAAATAAATATCAATCATGGATAGATATGGCAAGAGCTATAGATGCGTGGAGAATATTCCCTAGAGTATTCATATCAACATACATCTTTTTATTATACAAAGTAGTCATATGGTATATGGAATTACCTAATCCAACAATGGAACAATCTGGTTTAGTTAGTATTGTAGTTGGTGCAGGCGCAGCATGGTTTGGACTGTATGCAGGAACGAGTAAAAAATAATGGCATTAGATAATCAAGTAGATAATCAAGGTATAAAAAAAGGTTTAGGCTTAGTTGTTAGTCAATTAATTCAAAGCAATAAAAAATTAGATATACAAGAAACTGGTAATCTATTTAAACAATTAAGACAAAACAATAGTCTAACAGAAAAACTTCTTTCTGAAAAATTAAAAGATGATACACCTAAAGAGCGTATTCTTGACCAAACACCCGAAATAGTTACTGATGTTCTATTATCTAAAAGACAGATGAAGCAACAGGAGAGATTAGACAAAAATGACAGTACTGATAAATTTTTGAATTTAATTGGATTTACCCTATCTGACCAATTTAAATTTTCAACAAGATATTATGCAGAAATGCTAAATATACAGACTATGGTACATGCGGGTGTTTTGTCAAATAAAAACGCAATATCAAAGAATTCAAAAAAGCAACAAGTTGCACTAAAACTTTTAGCAAATAGTTATTTTGAAGATGTAAAAGACCGAAAAAAAGAACAAACAGGAGTGTTAAGAAAAATAAAGAAAGATATAGGGTTGAGAGAAAAAGAGGCAAAGATAATTAAAAAAAATGAGAAACAAAGAAGTGAAGATAGCGTTGAAACTACTCGCAGTATTAATAGAGCACTTGGAAAACTAGCTAAAACATTAAATTATAAACAGATTTTGACAAAAACTTATGCAAAATCAATACAATATTACAAAACTTCAAAGGAAATCTTTAAATCTGGTTTTAAGAGTATAGGAAGTGCTTTAAAAACATATCTAGGTAATCCATTTATGACTTTATTAAAAGTCATAGCTTTAGGATTAGCAACTGCAGGAGTGTTTAGATTTTTTGCAAGTCCCGAATGGAGAAAAATGAAACCAAATATTGCAGGACAAATTGCAAGTGCCTTAGAGGGTGCTAATAAAATGCTTACAGAATTCGGTAACTTCATGTATAATGACCTTATACCCATATTAAAAGACCTAGCATCTGTTATACTTGATGCTATTGTATACATAGCAGAACTTACAGGTCTTAAAGCTAAAAATGTTCGTGGTGAAATTGATGAACAAGTTAGAAAAGATTTACCTGGTCATGATGAATCAGTAATACAAGTTGAAATTAACAAAAGAGTAAGACTTGAAAGGAAAGAACTTATAGCAGAAAAGGCTGAATTTTTTGACCAAGAAGTAAAACAAGGACTAATGAGCCAAAAATTTGCAGATTCAGAAATGGATAAATTGTTAAGAGAGTTTGATGCAAATACTTATGGTGGTATTAGACTTGGTGATAAAATAATACTTGATAAAGAGAGTAAAATAATACATGAAAAAATGACTGAAAAAATGAGTGGTAATTATGCAACAGCTGTATCAAATTCCGAAGTTAAAAATAGTACAACGATTGCAAGATATTATGAAAGATTAAAAAATGATAGTCAACACTCATCTAGTAGTAATGACCAGAAATAATTAGATTGATTAACGAGGATTTAGATGGTCTTCGGTTAGTATTTTAAATTCCATATTGTGGTCTAAACAAAATTCAGTTGCTGACTTCCATTTGGCCTTATTTATACCCCATGTCTTGACTTTGTTATACCAAACACCTGTTCTTCGTTTAGGATTTCTTTCTGGTGGTGTACATTGATTCTTAGGTTTGACTTCAATAATATACTTTTTAACACTACCATTTTTAGTACGAACTTTGACATAGAAATCAGGGAAATATCTATGATAACGACCATCCCATGGTGATACATATGGTATTACCAATTCTTCACTACCCCATTCTATAATAGATTTAGTGGTATCACAGTACTTCATCATCTTTAATTCCCATGATGAACGATATACTATTTCTTTGATATCACCTTGATACTTGTTAGGATATTTAGGTTTAAACTTTCCTTTATATGTCATAGTCGTTATAAATACTTTAAATTATATAGGACTATTTAGACATGGGATTCGATTTCGGAAAAGAATTAGTAGCACGAACAAAAGACAGAGTATTTAAAAAAGTCATTGGTGGTGTTGGAGATTTCATTAGAGGAATACCAGGTATAGGTCGTTCTGATGACCTAATAGGTGATAGACTTAAACGAAGAACCGACCATTACAGTTTCCCTCTTGATGTAGAACAAGACCCTGGTTTAGGTAATCAAGGACATTATATACTCTTTTACATAAATGAATTAGAAAATGCTCAATTATCATTTGGTGAATTATCTAAAAGTGGTGCATCTTCTGTTTTAGAAGAACAAGGAAAAAGAAAATTACCAAATTATGTTAGAGAGATTGTTGGTAATCGTGGTGTACAAGCATATGAGAAAAAATTTGTAAAAGGCGTTATCACAGAGGAACAACTAATTAAAGATTTAGATAAACAGTCACTTGAAATAGATTTTGATGAAAATGAAGATTATTTTGACAGAGAAGATTTTATAAAAACTAAACTAAACATGGGGTACTTAAAACAAGCAGGTGACTATCGAGGTATGAATGTAAAAAGAGCACCAACCAAAAGATTAAAAACTGCAATCTCTATGTACATGCCACCTGGTATAGAAGTTACATATGGTGCTGGATATAAAGACCAAGAAATTGGAACACTTGCAGAGAATGCATTAACGGCATATAGTCAATTTACTGAGGGTAATTATGGAGCATCTGCAGATGCCATAGTAAATATGGATGACGGTGTACAAAAATTACTTGCTGGAATGTTAACAACTGCAATAGGTGTACTACCTGGTATGACTGGTATAAAAGAATTATATGAAATGAGAGTGGGTAAAGTTTTTTCTAATCGTATGGAAGTTGCATTTACAGGTTTAGAAAAAAGAAAATTTAATTATACTTTTAAAATGACACCAAGAAGTCAAAAAGAGGCTGAAGAAATTAGAGCAATAATATTTGCATTTAAGGCAAACATGTTACCTGAATTAGATGGTGACTACGAAAAAGGTAGAAGAATGATTGTACCAAACACATTTGATATTAAATATATGTATCAAGGTGATGAAAACCAATACTTAAATAAAATATCAACTTGTGTTCTAGAAAGTTTCAATGTTAAATATGGTGGTGCACAGTTCCAAGCATTTGCAGGAAATGACCAAGGAGCACCTATGGTTGAAACAGAGATTACACTTGGTTTTAAAGAAATGGAAACAATAACAAGAGAAAGAATATTCGAGGGTTTCTAATATGTATTTTGATGA